TGGTTTACCCATCTTTTTAGGGTTATCTTTATTACAATCTGGTGCATAATGAGCTTCCAATATCTGACCTGTTCCTATTGTGTACCCACGCTCTTGACAATTAGGACAATATAACTCTTTTAGCCACACTTTCTCGTTCCATGTACCTATATATCTGTACCCACATCTAATACAGATTAATTCTCCAGTTAGATGCGGGTCAAAATAATCAATATCTACTACCTTTCCCATGCTTTTGCCTCCAATTTCATCTTTCTTCTGGCCTTACGCTTAAATATTTTTATTAATTTACGTCTAGTATCTCGCCTTCTGCATACAAATGGACATCGTATATCCCATGCATCATAATCCATAAATGTATGTCTTTTATAATCGTCCATACTATACCACCTTTCCTTTACTTGCAGAGAATGTAGATAGGTTGTTCCAATAATCTTCTGTAGCATATCTTGCTGAGTCGATTGTGTGGTCATTACCATCAGGTATTTTAGTTGTAACATTACCATATTTATCTCTTTCATATTCTGCAGATGTAAATTCTCTCCACACATTTGGACATCTTACTGGGTCTATGTATATGTGATTAAGTTCTTGTAACCACTTAATTCCCAATTCTCTTGAATTAGCACCTTTTCTTGCTTCCCAACAATGTAATCCTGCCTCATTCAACTCTTGTATGATACGTTTATCTATATCACAAGTAATTGGTCCATAAGAGTGCCATTTAGATGTAACCATAGAATAAATCTGTCTAGCTGATAGACGATAGTCATATCCCTCATTTAGACAGTACAGGTCATTATGTGTTCTGTCATAATACCAATCTGTATATGCTGTAGGGTCTGGATTAAATCCAAAGTCTAGACCACGTAGAATATTGTCGAAGTATGAGTGTTCTCCTTTTGGGTCGTATGTGTAACGATAGACATTTGGGAACATTATTGCATCTGGGTCACCTGGTTGTCCAAGTATTGTGTGAGCGAACTCTTTAGGTCTGTTTCGACGCATATCATTTATCTCGTACCATATCTCATCTGGAATAATTGATGGTGGTAGGTCATACACAGAAGTATGTTGATAATAATATCCTGGTCTTGTACCCCATTCTGTATTTAGATGGTGTTCAGCACTGAATGGTGTATTGAATGTGTATATAACCTTAAAGTCTGACCCATTTCTAAATAGTGATAGTAGGACCTGACGAATGGCCTTATCATCAACGAACTCATCAGCTTCCTCGAACCATATATAGGCAAAGTATGACTTTACCAATTTTATAGACTTAATCTTACGATAGTCGTCTGGTTGGTTCAACATCTGGAACGATATGACCTGATTTGAGTTTTTACGAACAATACGCAATGGGTTATATTTGGGTATGAACTCATTTTCAACGCCCAGGTCATATATCGCATTAACAAGTTCTGTAAACACTGAACCCTGTAATGTGTTACCATATCGTCTGAAACATATAGCTGATTTAGTCTTATCCTGAAGTAGACCTAGTATAATAAATCTAGCAGCCTCAACAGATTTTCCCGAATATCTACCGCCACGAAGATAGATACGTGAGTATGGAAAGTCTGGGTGATGTAGATTATAGTAGCATGGAAGAATTAACTTATCTAGTGGCTGCTCAATGACAGTAGTTTTAGCCATCGTCTTCTGCCCCTTCTTCTGTTAGAGATAGAGAGTAGTGGCCTTCTGGTGGGGCATCAGGTGCATTTAAGTTCGGTTGACTGAGTGGTGTATTTGGTACAGTTATGTTGTTGACGAACTGAATAGCAGCTTGTGTGTTAGCGTGAGTATTCTCCTGTTCTTTTAAGAGTTTTATTGCCGTCAGACGCTCTCCAAATGTAGGCTCGATTGTGATGACCTCTCCATTTTTGAAGTCATAGTCTTGACGTGTTAGACGACCGGCTGCAATATCCTCCAATATGCGAGTTAGCTCTCCTGATGATAGGCGACGCTTAGGCTCATAATATTGGCGACATTGATTTAGGACTTGAATGACATCTGGGTCATTGAGTAAGACATACTGTTCTGCTGTGTACTCATAGTCATCTGAATTGGAAATACCTAAATCTATCCATATTTGAAGTATCTCTGTTACTGCATTTAGGTCATCTGGGTTCTCATTTGGAAAACCGTTTTGAATGAATGTTTTTTCTACTAATTCTCTTGGTGATAGGACCGGAGAGTTAGTTTGTTCTGTTGGTAGGTTTTCTTGCATAAAATTACCTCCTTATTTATATTTATTATAAAACTAAAGTAAACAAAAGTAAAGTGCCGGGGTAGAAAATACGCCGGAAAATTTTGAAACGCCGGATATGTAAAAACGGCGCCGGAAGAAAAAGGCCGTGTATATAAGTATAGACTATTCGAAAATTTTTCACTTCAAAAGATTGAATTTATTTAATATTTATGATATAATAATTATATAAGATAGATATTTGGTTATCTCAATATTATCTGGATTTCAGTATATCGTGTAAAATATAAAAATATATGAAAAATATTTTACAAATTTATGATAAAGAAAGGAAATAATAAATTATGAAATTAACAGATAATAATATAAATAAATATTCTATGAGTAAAGACAAAAAAATTAATGTATTAAATATAAAAGAGGAATATAAAGGTATAGAAAGTAATATGAAGGAATATGATATTAAAAATATAATAAGTGATATTACATTCTATATAGACGATGATAAGAAAAACGAGATAATTAAAGAATACTTCAAAAATTATAAGTATTTCAAAAATTCAATTATTCATATATTAATACACAATGATAATAAGGAAATAATACTACTAAGAAATAATAATGAGAAAAAGTTTTTCATAAATTCACATATTAATTACTTTTTAGAGAATAGAAAAGAAAATGAGTTATTGATAGAGTTTGAGAATAGAATGGGAGAAATACTAATAAATAAGAATTATGTAATATTCGACTATTTGAAATATGATATAATAGAAAAATAAAATAAAGTTTGAAGTACAGATAGGTATTGAGATAAAAATATCTATCTTATATTTTGTCCTTAATGCGCCGTTTTTCCTACGTTCCTACCTACCTTCCCTACACAACGCCACACAATGTCATAGTAAAATATTTTACGCATCCGCCGATACGCCGCCGTAACGCCAACCATCCAAACAAAAAGCCATACGCCATGCCAACTGTCTCGTACCGGTGTCTGCGGCGTTCTTCTAGCGTTTCTGCGCACCTCCCTACACTCGCCACCTTCCAATAGGTCAAAAATATGAGGCCGATTTCTCGACCCCAGATAATAACATCCTATAAGTATTCTATTTTTCTTCTTTAGTTTTTGCTTCTCTAGCTTTTACATCTTCTATTGTATCTATGAATTCAGGTATGTTCTTACCATCTGACCAGATACTATTAGCTTTGAATTCTTTTAAGTATTCTTCATTAGTTTTCTCGTTACCTTTTTGTTCTGTAGCAACTCTAGCGATAAATCCAATTTCTGGTACTCTTCTTGCTTTTCTTGATTTCTCATTGTAACAAGTAAATCCATCATTTAGTTCTACTGTGTATATTCTTCCCTCTTGTGTAATTTTCTTGATAGCTGGTTGATATGATTTACCTACTCTATCAATTACCTCCTTAGTAACATCTTTAACTTCTACTTTCTTTTCTTTAGTTTCTGCATTTTTAGTGTTTAATTTTTCCATTTAAACTACCTTCCTTTCTTAATTTATTTTGGAGATGCCTCTCCTATATATTATCCCCTTAGGGTGATAATCAATTTAATTTATTTTATATTTATATTATATCATACCTAAATCATAATTTCAACCTTTTTTATTAAATAATGTCCCTTATATTATCAACGATATCCATAGCCAATCTATCCAACCTTATATCTTCCATTTGTACCTCCACCTTAATAGGTTCTTCTAATTTATTTTGCACAAATGCCTTTTTGCCTGGTTTCCAATTTTTATAATAGTCCACCAATTCTCGTTCTTGTCTAGTTAACATAATATTCCTCCTTTTTTCTACCTAAATTACCTACAGAAGAGGTAAAAAGGTAAAAACATTATAATTATTTTATATTTATTTTATAGTTATTTTATATGTATCTTTAATTTATTTTATATGTATGAGGTAAAAACATTAAAAAACTCATAAATTCAATCTTTTTTCAACATGTTTTTACCAATGTTTTTACCTACTTAGAGGGTTTAATTTATGGTCTCTGCAAGTCTCTCCCTGTCTATCTTTTATTATATATCCTTTATTCTTACAAAGTAAAGAAAAGTAAAAAGGTAAAAAGGTAAAATAGAGTATATTCTTCTGTAGAAATTTTTGAGGATAGAAAAAAAATGATATTGTGTTTTATATGAGTATTTTTCCCGGATTTTCTTTACCTGTTTTTACCTCAATTTTTTAAGGTTTACATAATTCTACATAATAACAATTATCATAGTATTTAAAGGTATCTCCACAATCGCATATTATTAAATGTTTTTCCTTATTTACATATACTATTCTATATTTACCGAACAGATTGTATAGTTCCATTATGTACATATTCAGCATGAACATACGATGATGGTCCGGACTCAACTTTTTTACCTATCCTATAAATAACCGTATCATCGACATCGTACATTTTATTTCCATAAGGTATTTTCATACTCTCACATCCCTTCCCTTTTATTTCAATTCTCTCACTAGTTTCTTATATTCGCCATCATAATATAGGACCCTCTCTCCCCTATTACTATTCAAATCTTTATTTCCTATACCTAGTATTATTCGTCTCTCTGTATCATTATTTACTTTCAAACATATTCTTGTAGGAATATTAGCTCTTAATTGTCCACTAAGTATAGTAGCATCAGGTCTTTGTGTTCCTAATATTAGATGAACCTTAGCAGCTCTTCCTAGTGTTGCTATCTTAACTAATAATCTCTCAATGAGACCTCGTGAACCCTTCCTTTCAGTATCTCTAATTTTATCTCGGTCATAATAAATTACATCTGCTAATTCGTCCAGAACTAATATTATTGGATACCCGTCCCATAGGACTATACCTCGAGCCATCATATCTCGATACCTGGCATTCATTATGTCGACCATCCACTCCAACAGTCTCTCCAGAAATCCACTCTCAATTTGGTCCCTGGTCAAAAGTGTTACACCTTTCCTTAACCACATTCTCTTGACCATACGATTACCATCCTCATCAAGACCATCCCATAGAAATTCTTTCCTATTAGTTATAAATTGATAATCTACACATTTAGGGTCCACTACGAACACTCTAGCATCTTCACTATCTAACAAGATATCACTCAACATACTCTTCATAAGATAACTCTTACCAGAACCAGTACATCCTCCCACTAGAACATGTGGGCATTTATTCAAATCTAACTCTGTATTCTTATCTACTTTGAATTTCAACCTATACACCTCTCCCTGGTTTAGCCCACCAATAATTATCACATACATTACTCATTACTTCGACAACACTCATATCAAATATTTCACCAATAAACCCGACTACTTGATGATACTCACCTATGACCTCTTCGTATTGTTGACCTTCAGGTGATATTTTGTGTACTATATCTACTCCATAGAACTCAATCCATTTCTTTATTTCAGTACCACTCTTACCTGAACTAGATAAATCTATGTCCTCCCTTAAATGCTTAACTAAACCATCTTCCTCAATTCGTTCCATAAGGTTCTCCTTTCTTATATTTATTTTATATTTATATTATAATTATATCATAAAGTAAACATTCTGTATACTCTAGGTGATACAAATGTGTTAATTTAGTGACATTATGTGTCTTTGTGTGTCTAAATCTAACTCATTCCAATTAGTAATTACAGAACAATACCAATAACCTTCACTACTAATATTACATATATCTAGCATAGGTGCGTTAGGTCTGTGATACCTCCATTTAGTTAGAAATCTACTTAAATCTCTGTATTGGTCACCGAAAACTATTAAATATTCTCTGTTAAACACATCTACTCTTCTACATTCTAAATTCATTTGATTACTTACTAAATCTATTAATTCAGCTGTAACCTCAACTTTTATTTTATCCATACTAATAATCACCTCCATCATCATATAACCAACAATCACTACGTGGATTAGTGTTATATGGGCATTCCATTACAGTACATCTTGCACATACTTTATCATCATCTGTGTATGTATGACAATCTTTGTAATCCATAATATTATCCCTCCAATTCTTTTATTATGAAATGTTCAGTACCTACATATTTCCATAATTCTCCATAAATCCATTTTTCTCCATTATAAATTTTACCTTTGAATAAAAATTTAAGTTCTCCCATATTTCAGTACCTCATTTCTTTGTATTTAATTTATTTTATATTTATATTATAATTCATAATGTTATAAAAGTAAACATTATGTATAACAATAGTGTACATTTTGTTAAATTTCGGTTAATAAATATAAAATAAAAGAAAAAAGGAAGAAATCTGTGTCTCCACGTTCTTCCCAGTTCAATTTGTTTTTCTTCTTAATATAATATCATATCTAAAAATTCACTAAATTTGAAGAGGTTGAATGCTTTTTACTAATTCTTCTAATTCCTCGATATCTTGTAATCGGTAATCCCATAAGAAATAGTTTGTTATATCTGGCCAATCACCAATAAACATATATGTACTAGGTCCTCTATAAATTTCTCCCTTACTCTTACATAATTGGATTTGGAATTTTGTAGTATTTACTATTTTTAAATTGTGTTTTTCTTCCATCATTTTTACTTGCTCATTATCTTCAAATTGAGCTTCCATATTTACATAATAAGTTATCATTTTTATTTCCCCCTTACTTCATCAAAATATTCTTGCACTATCTCACCTAATTCACTTTTGTAATCTAAATCATAACATACAGGGTTAGTACCATTACATCTTAATAGTACTTGACCCATATATTCATTGAATTCTATTGTAATTAATCTAATAGCCATAATTCTCCCTCCTCCAATAATAAATCTTCAATTTCGTCCTCTGGTAAACCAAATATTTCTACTAATTCTTCCATTATAATCCCTCCAATACATGCACCATTCCACATACAAATTGGAATAGTTCTTCTGCATTATTAAATTGTTTTACATATAATACTCTACCTAGATGGTCTACACCTCTCAATACACCATCATTATCTATTCCATAAGTTAATTGTGCATTAGGTCTATGATTTATGTATTCTAATTTTTGCTCTATTTTAAATTTGATTTGCATTTTTCTATCTCCTCCTTCTTTGCTTTGATTTTATCATTTAATTCCCAAGATAGTCTATAATCACTACTATCCCAATGGTCACACATCTGTAACATAAATTCTCTGTGTTCCAATTCCTCTAGTTCCTTTTCTAATTTAGATAGTAAGTTGTCCATCTTCGTCCTCCCATCCTTCAAAATCATTAGCTTTCTCAAAACCTTCACCTCTTGCACATTTTCCACATAAGTTACTTGATTTACCATAACTATCAAAGAAATCTTCTAGTTGGTCACCATCAGGTGTCCCATATCTTTCTCCAATAAATTTTATTATGTCCTTATGGTTCATTCTCACTTGTTTTCCACAATATGCACATTTGTATTGAAATCTTAGTTCGTTCATAACTCATTTCCTTCCTTCATTTTATATTTATTTTATATTTATATTATAATCAAAAAGTTTACATTTGTATACCTTTTTTGAAAACTTTTGGTACCTAAATAATTTCTTCTATTATATATAAAAATCAAAATATAAAATTGAAAGAAAGTTATCCGGGTTGTCTCCAGGTTGAACCAGGATTTTCCCAGGGATTTTATTAATATAAATTTATATCTATAAAAACAATAAGAACCTGGAAGATAAAAATTATTTTCCAGGCTTATTTAACTTAGCTAAATTAAATCAAATTAAATTATTTTCTTTTAATGCTTTCTTTACATCATCTACTGAATACGCTACAAAACCTATTCCACCAGCTTTCTTTATTTGTCGGATATGTGCTTTTTGTAATTCACTAGGTTTATTATCACCATCTTTTGTTTCTATTCCAACAAATCTACCTTTTAGGCAAACGATTATATCAGGAATACCGGCTCTCATATAAACACTACCGTGTACCTTAAATCTATATGCTCCGATAGTTCCTAAATAATCTTGTACATCTCTTTGTAATTTTGTTTCATTTTGGCTCATAAGTATCACCTAATCTATTTTTTGTAATTGGTACACATTAAATACTTGACCACCAAGTTTAACTATTTTCTTTGTTAGTTTTGCTGGTAGTTTCTTTCCAAATCTAGTTGTAAATGTTCTTTGTGTTTCAACTCTTAAACCATTGTTTTCACACCACTTCTTATATTCGGAATACACTTCTTCTGTTGTTTTACCATCTAAATATCTACATAGAGCATCTTGTCCATTATGGTCATCTGTTAACCAATCATAGAATGAACTGATAGGTTCCTTATTTTCTTCCAAGAAATCATTTTTAAGTTCTTCTTGCTTATCTATGGATGTAAGGTGTCCGCCACGGACCGCATCTCTATATGCATATATAGCTCCTGATAATATATATCGTAGGTTATCTTGGTCTCCTAATATCTTGTCCAATAAGAACACATCTATCTCGTCATCATCTAGTTGCATATCAAACGGTATAAATGCTAATCTTCTTATCATACCTCTTGTTGTATCTGCTATTTTTGGAATTTCATTACAACACATAACGAATTGACTGTCTGGTTTCCATTTAATAGGTTGTTTGAATTTTCTATGAACCTCTATTGTAGAACCATCAATTAATGATTTTAATATACCAGTTTCTTTTAATGTAGTTATACCAACATCATCTGTTACATTAGCTACTCCATGAACAACATCTTCTAATGCGAATTTATCATTAATATTCAATATGTTAGCGTGTGTTAATAAACCACCCATTATGGGTTCCATTATATTAAGTAATAATGATTTTCCATTAGCACCACTACCGTACCAAATAAATATTTTACCAAATTTTGATACTGGTACCAACATACATCCAAGACATTCCCATATAACCTGTTTTACTTTCTCATTACCACAGCTTATCTCGTCCATAAATGTTTTAGCTCTTCCATTAAACTTATCAAATTCTTCTCTGGTCATAAAATCAAATGGATAGTATACATCAGTGTATATGGTTCTGGTATTAGGTCTAATATCATCTCGCATAACAGATACTAATTGTTTATTACATAATATATATTCAGTATTTCTAGTTACTTTATATTTATCGTCTGTTCTAAGTATTACTCCCACTTGTTCCATCACCTCTTCCATTTGATTTGTAGTCATATTTGTTGACCCGTATTTCATTTGCATATATCTATCCAGGTATACAGTACTCATACTATATCTATCCTTTTCACCGTGATAAAATGCCAAATCTTCATTATTAACTAATACACAATTCCAATATTGAACAACATCTTCTGCCTTCTTTAATATTGTGATTTTATCTTCTCCTAATTCTAGGTTGTCCCATTCTTCTGGTCTAATTGCTGTATTTAGTTCATCTTCCTCTAATGGTTGAGGTAATACATATTTGTTAATTGTATGTGCCAATTCGCAATATTCTTCGTAACTAAATCCTGCTTTTTTGGCTTTCATCATCAATTCACTATGGAATAAATTATTTCTACCGCCTGTTTGGTCTTGTGTTAAATCCAATTGGTCTTTTTTACTTTTAGAAACAATGTACATCCATCTAGGTGCATAATCTATATCATCTAAATCATCGGTGTTTATTCCGATTTCTTCTCTAGGTACACCATTAACTCTCATAGATTGGTAGGATTGCTTATTTTCTTTTGTTCCACAAGCTTTTACATCACATTGCAATCCTAACCAATTATACATAGCTATCGCATCTTCTGCTTTATTCAATGTTGTTTTGAACATAAAATGATAACCTTTTGTTG